AAAAATCTTCCTGCAGGGACAGCAGGTGCAATCGTGGCTGTTGCAGATTACACAAGAACTTTTAATTCAAATAATTTAACAGTATCACCTAATGGTACACAAAAAATTGGTGGTGTTGCAGGAGACATAGTATTAGATGTTAATGGTCAAGCTTTAACTTTAGTATATGTTGATGATACAGAAGGTTGGATCAATGTTCAAAATGCTGAAGACACTGAAGCAGCAGCAGATTTTATAAGCGCAACAGGTGGTACAGTTACAACTTCGGGAAACTGTAAAATTCATACTTTTACTGGACCAGGAACTTTTGAAATAACTACATTAGGAGCAGCTGCAAACAATAAATTAGGTTATATGGTGGTGGCAGGAGGTGGTGGTTCAGGTGGAAATAGATTTCACATTCAAGGTGGCGGTGGCGGTGGGGCCGGTGGTTTTAGAGAAGGTAGAGATAATCCTATAACTCCATACACTGCAAGTCCTTTAGTGGCAGCTGCTTTGTGTGCATCAGTTGCATCTTTTCCAATTACAGTTGGTGCAGGAGGAACTGCAGGAGGAGGAGGTGGTGGACCAGGTGGTCCAGTTCCAGAAGGAGCTAATGCAGGTTCTGGATCAAATTCAATATTTTCAACAATAACATCAGCAGGTGGTGGCTTTGGAGGTAATCCTAGGTGTCAAGGTCCAGCACAACCAGAAGGTCAACCTGGTGGCTCTGGCGGTGGCGGTGGTGGTGGATCACCAGCAAGAGCAGGTGGAACAGGAAACACACCTCCTACCAGTCCCGCTCAAGGTAGTAATGGTGCTCCAGGAAGCACATGTAATCAAACTTTAGGTGGTTCAGGCGGTGGAGCAACAGGAGCAGGTTCAACCTCTCCAGGTCCAAGTCCTCCTCCTTCAGCGTCTAGTGGTGGAACAGGAGCAACAACACATATTACAGGAAGTCCCGTTGTGTATTCAACTGGAGGAACTTATAGTTCGTACAATCCAGGTACACTTGATCCAAGCTGTGCAGGCGCTGCTAACACAGGCGATGGTGGAGATGCAACGAACGCTGGACCAGGTTCAAATAACCCTGCTTCTACTGCATCTAATTATACAGGAAAAGCTGGAGGTTCTGGAATTGTTATAATAAGGTATAAGTATCAATAGATAAATTATGAGTGAAGTAAAAGTAAATAAAATAACACCAAGAACAGATTGTGGAACTACACAATTAGGAGATAGTGGAGACACAGTTACAGTTACAGGTGATTTAAGATCAGACAGTTTAAAAGCGGCTGACGGCGGAGTAATTATTAGTCAGTCAGGAACTACAATTACTGTTGGTGCAAGTGGTGATACTGTAAGTTTAGCTAGTGGTGCATCGCAGTCAGGATTTGGAAGATCAGGAACTGTTGATTGGCAAACATCTAGTATAAAAACTTCAACATTTACAGCCGTAAGTGGTCAAGGTTTTTTTGCGGACACATCTTCAGGAGGATTTACAATGAATTTACCAGCAGGAACTGCTGGAGCAATAGTTTCTGTTGCAGATTACACAAATACTTTTCAAACTAATAATTTAACAATTGCACCAAATGGTTCACAAAAAATTGGTGGAATAGCATCTAGTTTAAATTTAAGCACTGAAGGACAATCAGTTACTTTTGTTTATGTTGATGACACTGAAGGTTGGAAAAACGTACAAGATTCAACATCAAATGTTACAGGTAATCCAAATTTAATTGCATCAGGTGGAACAGAAACAACATCTGGTAATTATAAAATTCATACTTTTACAGGTCCCGGAACTTTTACAGTTTGTAAAGTTTCAGAAACTGCAGCAGACAATACAGTTTCTTATTTAGTTGTTGCTGGAGGTGGAGGTTCAGCAGGAACGGGTTCTATGGCAAACCCAACAGCAGGTGCTGGCGCAGGTGGTTTTAGAGAATTTAAAGGTCCAGTTGATTGTTATTCGGCAAGTCCACTTAATGGAAATCCAGGTGGAACATCAATTACAGTAACAGCTCAAGCTTATCCAATTACAGTGGGTGGCGGAGGTAGTGCAGGTCCGTCTTCTGATCCAAAAAGAGGCACACCTGGAGTTAATTCAACTTTTTCAACAGTAACATCTCATGGTGGTGGTACTGGAGGTCATGATTCACAAAGAGTAGCGGACGCTGGAGGATCTGGTGGTGGCACTGGAGGTGGTTCACCAGTTCCATGTTCATCAGCAGGTAATACTCCTCCAGTAAGTCCACCTCAAGGACAGCCTGGTGGAAATAGTCCAGGTGGTCCTCCTGATGCAGGTTCAGGTGGTGGCGGTGGAGCAACAGCCGCTGGAGGTGCTGGTGGAAATCCTAGTTCAGGTGGTGGAGCTGGTGGTAACGGAGCTACAACAAGTATTTCCGGAAGTCCTGTTGCATACGCAGGTGGTGGTGGCGGTGGAGCAAATGGATCAGCTGGTTCTGGAGGCGGAGGTGTTGGTGGAGCAACAGCTAATCCTGCAGGTGGTGGAAGTGGAACAGCCAATAGAGGCGGAGGTGCAGGAGGTAGAGGTCCAGGTAATCCAGGTAATGGTACTCCAGGTGGAGGAACAACTGGAGGTTCTGGTATAGTAATAATAAGGTATAAATTTCAATAGTTGAATGGTAATTAAAATTAATATATAAGGAGAAACATTATGGCACATTTTGCAAAACTAGGAGCAAACGGAAAAGTTATTCAGGTATTAACACTTGATAACAAAGATATGTTAAATGCTGATGGTGTTGAAGATGAATCAGTAGGTCAACAATATTTAGAAACACACAATAATTGGCCTGCACAAATGTGGATTCAAACTTCATATAACACTCTGGGCAATACACATAACTCTGGTGATAACTCAAAAGCATTTAGAGGAAACTATGCAGGTATTGGTTATGAATGGGACGAAGATAATCAAATTTTCTGGCCTAAAAAATCTTATGCATCTTGGGTAAAACATATTGAATCAGCTTCTTGGAAATCACCAATTGGTGATCCTCCTGCATTAACTGAAGAACAACAATCACAAAATGAAGCTGGAACTCATGGTTGGACACACAACTGGAATGAAGCTAATCAATCTTGGGACTTGACAGACGTATTAGCATAAATTAAAAAGGTATGTGGTATGCAGAAGAAAGTATTAACAGAGCAAGCTCTATATTACGGTGATGTGGCAATGCCTAAAGATTGGGATATTGACCGAGATAAATTATCGGGTGATATTTTACAATCAGTAATTCAAAACAAAGATTTTCCGTTTTCCCGAACATTCGATATGTTAAACACTTATATTAGAGATTATATAAATTTAGACTATGAGATTACTTTAGTTAACAAAAAAACATGGGGTAACATTTATAAACCCAGCGAGACTACAACCCCATTATTAAATATAGATCCTGTAGATTTACGAAACGCACCAGACTTTACGTTACTCTATGGTGTAAAAGTTAAAGATTGTAATGTTAGAATATACTATGAAGATAACAGACGAAAAGGTAGGTCTTGGGATATACCATTAATTAATAATAAATTTATTATGTTTCCATCAACTAATATGTATTACTTAACCAATAATCAAAAGGATAGTTTAAATTTTGTACAAACAATAACTTATGAATATATCTAATTATTATTGGTATTTTAAATCAGCACTGACACCTAGATTCTGTGATGAAGTCATTAAATATGCTAACGCACAAAAAGAAACAATGGCGATTACTGGTGGTTATGGAAGAGATAGAGATTTAGGTAAAAAACCATTAGACAAAGAAGAAGTAAAAGATTTAAAAAGAAAAAGAAACTCTGATTTGGTATGGCTTAACGATACTTGGATATATAAAGAATTACATCCTTATGTGCATAAAGCAAATGAAATGGCAGGTTGGAATTATGATTGGGAAAGATCTGAATCTTGTCAGTTTACAAAATATAAATTAAATCAATATTACGATTGGCATTGTGATAGTTGGGATAAACCTTATGACAGAAAAGATCCTAATCATCCAGAGCACGGAAGAATTCGAAAACTATCTATGACTTGTCAATTAACAGATGGTTCAGAATATCAAGGTGGTGAATTAGAATTTGATTTTAGAAATTATGAACCAAATATGCGAGACGAATCACAACATAGAATACAATGTAAGGAAATATTACCAAAAGGATCTATTATTGTGTTTCCTAGTTTTGTGTGGCACAGGGTTAAACCGGTAACATCAGGCACAAGATATAGTCTTGTGGTATGGCATTTAGGGAGGCCTTTTAGATAATGTTTATAAATAGTTATTTTCCAACTGTAGTATGGAGTGAAGAAAAACCAGAGTTTGTAAAATCTTTAAACAAAGCTTCTAACAAATACATTCAAGAAGCTCGAAAAAGAAATAAAGAATATATAAAAAAATTTGGTGACTTTGGCACATCACATCATTCAACACCACTAACAACTGACAATGATTTTATAGATTTTAGAAATTACATTGGTCAAAAATCTTGGGAGTATTTAGATCATCAAGGTTATAACATGTCACAATATCAAACTATGTTTAGTGAGATGTGGGTGCAAGAGTTTTCTAAAAAAGGTGGTGGTCATCATTCTGCACACGTACATTGGAACCAACACGTATCAGGTTTTTATTTTTTAAAGTGTAGTGATAAAACTTCTTTTCCTATATTTCACGAACCAAAGACTGGTGCAAGAACAACAAAATTAAAAATGAAACCAGATTTAAAAGGTGTATGGCCAGGTCACGAAATATTTCATATTAAACCAAAACCAGGAACATTAATTATATTTCCAGGTTATCTACAACATGAATTTGCAGTGGATCATGGCAAAGAACCATTTAGGTTTATACATTGGAATCTACAAGCTGTGCCGAAAGAAATGGCAAAAGATGTTTAAAAAGAAAAAGTATACAGTTATTCGTCAAGCAATATCAAAAGACTTAGCGATATTTATTGCAAACTATTTTAGAATGCAAAAACAAGTTTTAGATACTTGTAAAAAAGCTAAATATTTTTCTCCATTTGAAACTATATTAGGATCTTATGATGATCCCCAAATTCCTAATACTTATTCTCACTATTCTAATATAGCTATGGAAACATTAATGTTAAAATGTCAACCAGGTATGGAAAAAGCAACAGGATTAAAACTATACCCGGCTTATACTTATGCTCGAATATACAAAAAAGGTGATGAATTAAAAAGACACAAAGATAGGTTTAGTTGTGAGATATCAACCACTATGAATTTAGGTGGTGATGATTGGCCAATATATCTAAGTCCAAATGAAAACGTAGGTATACCTGATGGTAAAAAAATTACTACAGAAAGCAAAGCAAAAGGAATAAAAGTAGATTTAAAACCAGGAGATATGCTGGTTTACTCTGGTTGTGAGCTAGAACATTGGAGAGAAAAATTTAAAGGCAACGAATGCGTACAGGTTTTTCTGCATTATAATAATCGTAAAACACCTGGAGCGAAGGATAACATGTTTGACAAACGTCCTCATTTAGGTCTTCCTTCCTGGTTTAAACGATGATATAATTCTTAGATGGAGGCAGGGCACCACCACATACCCCCTGTCTCCTTTTAAGGATTATATTATATGTATTTTGGAGGAACACCCTTTGCAGCGTCTCCTTTTGGAGATCCCGGTTTTAACCCTAACGCTTTTGTTAATGTTACTGGTTCTAGAATAAACGAGTCTACTGGATCTGTTACATTAGTTGGTAAAGCTAATTTTGCGGTAACGGGTAGCAGAGTAAATTTCTCAATAGGTAATACTACAATTATAGAGGGTGTTGGTGTTATAGTTACACCTGACGGATCACAGGTCAATATATCTACAGGTGATCCAACCATTGTAGCTAAAGCTGTAACTGCAATTACAGGAAGCAGAGTAAATCTAAATACAGGCACACCTACCTTTGCTTCTAAATATTCTGTAACTGGAAGTAGAGTAAATTTAAATACTGGATCACCAACTATAGTTGGAAAAGCAACTGTTGAACCTGATGGCTCACAAGTTAATTTAAATACAGGTGATGTAACAATATCTGCGGATGCGTTAGTATCTGTAACTGGTAGCAGAATAAATTTAACAATTGGTAATGCTGACGTAGCGGCAAATGCAACGGTATCCGTAACAGGAAGTAGAACAAATTTATCTTCTGGAACAGTGACAATAACTGCAGATGCTACGGTTTTACCAACAGGATCAAGAGTAAATTTAGCTACATCAGATGTTTTAATTAGAAAATGGGATGGTATAGTACCAGGAGTTTCAATGACTTGGGATAGTTCAACTTTTCCAGAAAAGAGAACATAGGAGAATAAATGTATTTTGGAGGATCGTCATTTGCAGCAGCACCTTTTGGAGCAACAGCAGGACAAAGTATCAGAGCTGCAGTTACTGGTAATAGACTTAATTTAAGTACAGGCTCTCCAACCATAATAGGTAAAGTGGTTGTTACTCTTTCAGGCAACAGGATAAATGCATCAATTGGTAATGTTACAACTAGAGTTGATCAACAAGTGGCTGTAACAGGTAACAGAATAAACCTTGCAACAGGC